CCGCCGGCAAAGGCAAGGCGCGGCGCGCGCTGAACATCCGCCCGGCGGAGATCCATACGAGATCCATCCTGAAGAAGGGCGGTGCGGTATGAGCGGGGCTCGGCTATCAAACCAAAAGAACAGGGGAAGGGACGGGCGGCGGCAGACCCTGAGGAGCAGGGCGGCAGTCCTGCGGCGCGCCCCGGGAAACGGGCATGTGTGAGGTGCGGCTGTCGGAGGTCATCGCACCCGCGTTCTATCCGGTGCACGAGGACCTACGGCGCGGCGGTCACGCCGAATACTGGCTCAGCGGCGGGCGCGGAAGCGGGAAAAGCTCCTTCGTCAGCCTCGAGATCCTGCTGGGATTGATGCGCGATCCGCGCGCCGGCGCCATCATCTACCGAAAGGTCGCCGATACCCTGCGCGACAGCGTCTACGCCCAGATGCTCTGGGCCCTCGACCGCCTCGGCCTCGCCGGGCAATGGCAGGCACGCCTCAGCCCCATGGAGCTGGTGCGGCGCGAAACCGGGCAGCGCATCCTCTTCCGCGGCGCCGACGATCCCCAGAAATCCAAGGGCGTCAGGCTGCGCGACGGGTACTTTCGCTACCTGTGGTTCGAGGAGCTGAGCGAGTTCGACGGCATCGACGCCATTCGCACCATCAAGGCCAGCATCCTGCGCGCCTCCGGCGAGGGCCCGCAGGCGCGCACCAGCGTGCTTTGCACGTACAATCCCCCCGTCAGCCCGTGGCACTGGGTCAACCGCGAGGCCTGCGCCCCGCCCGCCGGCCGCCTGCGGCATCACAGCGACTACCGCGACATGCCCGCCCGGTGGCTGGGCGATTCCTTCCTGGCCGAGGCGGACGCCCTGCGCGCTCAAAACCTTCGCGCGTGGCGGCACATGTACCTGGGCGAGGTGACGGGCACGGGCGGGCAGGTGTTCGAAAACGTGCGGCTGCGCCCCATCCGCCGCGAGGAATGGGAGGGTCTGCCGACCTACAGCGGCATGGACTTCGGGTTCGCCACGGACCCGGACGCCTTTGTGCGCTGCGCGTTCGACAAAAAACGACGCATTTTGTACGTGGTGGACGAGTTCGCCGCGCTGGGCCTGCTGATCGAACGGCTGGCCAAAGAGGTGCGCGCGCGGGCCGGAAACGACGTGATTACCTGCGACAGCGCCGAGCCGCGGAGCATCGCCGGGCTGCGTGTCTGCGGCCTGCGCGTGACCGCCGCCCGCAAGGGCCCCGACAGCGTGGGTCACGGGCTGAAATGGCTTCAGACGCTGGGCGGCATTGTGATCGACCCCGCGCGCTGCCCCCTCGCGGCGGGCGAGTTCAGCCGCTACGAATACGACCGCGACCGAAGCGGGCGCGTCCTGCCGCGGTATCCCGACCATGACAACCACACCATCGACGCGGTGCGGTATGCCATGGAGAGCGTGAGCGGGATGAAAAAGGCGGTTGTACCGAGGTAGGGGCGCATGGCTATAGCCTAGGATATAGTGGTGGCGGCGCTTCGGAGCGGAGGGCGTACAGCGTATAGCGTATAGCCTAGGATATACAGACGGCGGAGCTTCGGAGCGGAGGATGCATAGTGTATAGCGCATAGCCTAGGATATAGGGGTGGCGCTTCGGAGCGGAGGATATATAGCGTATTGCGTATAGCCTAGGATATACAGGCGGTGGCGCTTCGGAGCGGAGGGCGTACAGCGTATAGCGTATAGCCTAGGATATAGGAGCGGCGGCGCAGGGAGCCGCGTTCGCCGCAAAGACGGCCCATGCCACAGCGAGCGGAGGGTGGGGATGGGACCCGCCCGCAAGCGAGCGGATACCAAGAAAATAAAGGGCACAGCGCGGGCGGCCCTTGAGGGGCCGAACGCGCGAACAACAGCACAGCGCGGGCGGCCCTTCAGGGGCCGCACATGCGAACAACAGCACAGCGCGGGCGGCCCTTCAGGGGCCGAACGTGCGAGGAGGCGTTATGTTGGTTATTGATCGGAAACTGCTGGGCCCGGACGGGATGCCGGGGCCGGAGCTGCTGGGGACGCTGCTGCGCCGTCACGCGCAGGAACGGGTCCGGCTGGATGAAATCGGCGAAATCTATGCGCGCAGGCATCGCATTACCTCGCGCAGGCGGCTGGCGGGGCTGCCCAACAACCGGCTGGCGCATGATCTGCCGGGGTACATCGCCACGATGGCGGCGGGGTACCTCGTGGGCAGCCCCGTGCGCTACGCGCCGCCCGACGGGCAGGAGGACGCCTTCGAGGCGGTGCGCAGGGCCTACGGCGAGGCGAGCGTCGAAAGCGTGGACGCGGAGCTGGCCATGGACGCCGCCGTCTACGGCAAGGCCGTCGAGCTATGCTACGCCGACGCCCTCGCCCGGCCCAGGGTCGCCCAGATGGACCCCAGAAGCAGCTTCGTGGTCTACGACGACACGGTGGAGCACGCGCCGCTCTTCGGCGTGGCGTGCCGCGATCTCATGGACGAACAGCTGCGGCGGCGCGGCGAGCGGATCTCGGTGTACGGGCCGCACATCATCCGCCATTTCGAGCGCGTCGGGTCCGAAACCCCGCGCGAGGTCGGCCGTCAGGCGCATTACTTCGGCGGCGTGCCCATGGTCGAATACTGGAACAACGCCCGCGAACAGGGCGATTTCGAGCCGGTCATGGGCCTGATCGACGCCTACGACGCGCTCCAGAGCGACCGCGTCAACGACAAGCAGCAGTTCACCGACGCGGTGTTCGTGCTCAAGGGCGTGGGCGCGCTGGGCATCGACGACACCGAGGAGGTGGCGGACGCCGGCGACGGCCTGGAGGCGGTCCCGCCCGCGGTCAAGGCCGCCGAGGACCCCAGCGTGCGCCTGCGCCGGACCCGGACGCTGTTCCTGCCCGGCGACGGGGCCGACGCGCAGTTCGTGACCAAGCCCGACGCGGAAAGCGGGAACGAGCTGCTGCGCCTGAGCCTCAAAAGCGACATCCACAAGCTGTGCATGGTGCCCGACCTGACGGACGAGCAGTTCGCCGGGAACGTGAGCGGCGTGGCCATGCGCTTCAAGCTCCTGGGGCTGGAGCAGCTGACGCGGATCAAGGAGCGGTGGTTCCGGGAGGGGCTGCGGGCGCGGCTTCGGCTGTTCTGCGCGTTTCTTTCGCTGCGGGGCGAGCCGGAGGTAGACGCGGGGCGCGTGCAGATCGTATTCACACGGGCCTTGCCGGTCAATGAGCTGGAGATCGCCCAGACGGTGAGCACGTACCGGGGATTGGTGCCGGATCGGCTGCTGCTGACCCAGGTGCCGTTTGTGGAGGACGCGCGGGCCGTGCTGGGGGAGGAGGCGCAGGAGGAATGAGTGGGGTGCAGGGGGGTCACCCCCCTGCCGGGGTTTGGGGCGGAGCCCCAAATCCCTGTGCCGCAGCACAAAAACGCGAGCGTTTCGAGTGGCCGAAGGTCACAAGAAACGCGGCTTCCTTCTAATTTATATGGAAGGATGACGCAGCCCGGTGAGCAACGCGCGAGGCGGCGCAAGCCGCCGGGGCGCGGACGGCGTGACAGGGGCGGCGGAGTGCGGGCGGCGGGGCGAGCCGGGATGTCGTGGCGCGAACACTGGGACGGAGCGCGAGGCTTTGGCGCGAGTGGCGTGACGGGAACGGCGGAGTGCGGGCGACGGGGCGAGCCGGGACATCGTGACGCGAACACTGGGACGGAGCGCGAGGCTCTGGCGTGAGTGGCGTCACGGGGGCGGCGGGAAGCGAACGGCGGGGAGCCGCTTCTCCACATCTGAAAACATCCATATACCCTAGGATATAAGCGGCCGCGGGGTCGGGAGGCGCGGCGGGGGGACAAGGGCTGGCGCGGCTGCGTGCGATGCGCGGCGCGCCCGGCGGGGCCGCGTGCGGCTGCTTATATCCTAGGATATAAAAAACCCATATGAAAAACGCGGAGCCTGCGTGCGGACGGCTCTATATCCCAGGATATACGAGGGCGCGCACGCCTCCGCATCAGCCGACGGGCGTAAAACGGAAGGAGGACCTTTTCATGGAACAGACAGTCAATCCAAGCACGGAGGCACGCGCGGAGGGCGCGGCCACGCTGACCCAGGCGGATCTGGACCGGGTGGTGCAGCAGACCATTGCGCGGGAGCGCAGGCGCGCCGAGGCGGCGCTGGAGGCGGCGCGGGCCGAGGCCGGGCGCGCCGAGCGCGAACGCCTTGAAGCCGGGATGGCCCAGCGCGAGCG